TTTCATTAATGTGCTCTTCTAACCATGAAATTCCATTTGAATTATAATACGAATTATCTGGAACAATTTCTAAAGCTGACATTCTGATTTTTGATCTTCCAGCAACATCTTCTTCGGACATTTCGCATATTTCTATGTATGTATTGTTAGGTATAATAATTGACTCATTCACAAAATATTCTCACCTCCTTTCAAATACTATAATTTAAACATATTCCCAATGTAATTTAGTTCCATCATCAGACATACCGCAAGTTTTATTTTTACCTCTACAACACGCAGATATGGTTTTAGGACTACGATTTATGTATTTAGAAGCTTCATTCATGGAATTATAAACAATATCTGTCTCAATACAGCGTATTTTCTTTGAGTTTAAAATTGCATTATTTTTTACATTTTTAATCTTTTCATCATTAGAATTATATTTACACCAATATATTTGAGTACCTTTTTTTAGATACCTAACAATAGTACTGGAATTTAATTTTAATAAAATTCCTATATCTTTAACGCTATATTCTAAAGTATTCCATAATTCACAAGCAATTTTAACTAAACTATTTAAACTTAATTTATGACATTCTAACCAATTAATTTTATTTAAATCAAATATAGTATTCAAATCACTAGATAATATATTATTCTTTATGTATCCTAATTCAGACTTTACACAATCTATTCTTATAACTTTTGTATTATGTTGAATAGCCAAATCTTCTTTATATTTATCTATTGCAAGACTTTCTTCAGGTGTCATTTTACTTAATAAATTATAATTTCCATGACCCATACCGCCATCCATTTCAATTATATATTCTTTATTATTTAACTTAAAATAAAAATCATATCTTTTTGATTTTATCCATTCAGGACAATATTCAGGAATAAAATCCACATTTAATTGATTTAAAATATTATACATAAGTTTATTTGGATAACTAATGCCGTCACTACAATTATTACAAGATAAACCATGATTTTTAACATTTGCGATGCTTTTATTTCTTAATAAACTGTTACAACTAGCACATTTCCAGTCTACTTTTTTATTGCTACCTTGAAAATACTTATATCCATCTTCTGGGTTAGCAAGAAGTTTAGCAAGTTCAGGATTTGTTGTCCACATATCATTAAATCCAATCAATATTTTTTGATTAGAACAATAAGGACACCTATATCCAGATAGTAAACTTTCAGCAGATGGTTCCCATTCGCCAGTGCATTTTAAACATTTAACTAAAATATTATTTTTAATCGTAGTGAAAGTATTGATAACTATTATATTTTTATTTATTGATCTTATTTCTTCTACAAATTCCTCATGAGTTCTTTTATAAACATTGGCACATTTAGGGCATCCAGAATCATTCAAAAGTGAACTAGGGATAGGACTCCATTCATGATTATCTATAATACAACGACACAATATTGGAATATTACTTTTTATATACTCTCCTAAAACATATATATTAGAATTAATTTTATTTAATTCTTTTTTAAAAGTTTCAGTTGTATAAGTAAGTGATTTATATATACCATTATTCCTTTTTATATTTTCTAAAAAAGAATTTGGTTTAAAATTTATTATTTCTTTACTTATTGTATCTTTTATTTTAATTTCAGTTTTACAATTTTTATATTCTTCAATAACTTTATATCTGTTATAACTAATTTCGTCTATTTCATTTTGAAATTCTTCTGTAGTTTTTTTAAAACTTCTATGTTGACAAAATTTACATCGTTTTCCGTTTAAAAAATCATCTGGTGTTGGATTGATGTAATTTAAACATTTATTATGTTTCATTTTTATCTTTGTTCTAGTATTAACATATTTACCTATTACTTCATACTCATCACCAACTAGATTATAAACTTCTTTACAAAATTCTTCATGCGTCTTCTTTCTACCCATTTAATCATTCCTTTCCAATGAAAAATCCTTTCTTAAATTTAAAAAAATAAAAGAAGACGAGTGAAAGGTACTCGTCTTATCAATAAGGTAAATTACTCCTTATTTATCTTTTATTAAAATTATCTATTATTTGGTTGATGGTTTTACTTGATTGTTGCTGTTATTATTTCTAGTAACTTTTCCAGCAGGTGTTAAGTCTTTTTCTTTTTTAGATGGTGCTCCACCTTCATCATCTTTACCAGAAAAAGTTGCCGATGTTAAATGGACGGGGTACTTGTTTTCAAAGTCTTCTTCCAACTCCTCATCCATTAAACTTAAGTAGTCGTCGATATTTACGCCCATTGTTGCAATCCAGAATTTTAAACTCCCTTTCCCTTGTGTATATAAAGATTGAGCTTTTTCAAACATATCATCCTTATTTAACCAAGAAATCGGCAAATAGCTGATATCTATATAATCTTTCGGTTTTATTTCTAATAATTCATTAATCACTCTTGTATATTCTCTGGCTATTTCATTTACAGATTGAAAAACTTGGGAAGATACTAAATCTAAATTTACAGCTAAATTTGCATACGAACTTCCACCACTAGATTCTGCATTTAAAGCACTACTTGCAAAGCCTAAACTTGTAGAAATTTTCTTCATGTTTTCATCACTCAACGTGTCTTTGATTAATGAAGAATCTTTACTCAATCTACTAATTTCTGTTCCTGGTGCGAGTGACAAAGTTGAGATTTTATTATTTTCTCCACTTGTATTTACTTTAACTGCATTTTTAAATGCTTCAATAACTTCTTTTTGTTGAGTTGAGTTTAATGAGCAAGATCCTTGCTTTTCGCCGGAGGGCAAGATTAAATAATAAATACTACTTGCTAATTCACTAATTAATTGATATTGACTATCATCATAATCACTACTTGCTTTCATACTCACAAAAGCTGATAATCCCAAGGGTCGTCCATATGGTTCGTCTTCTTTTGCTTTGAATTTTAATGCAATAGTTTTTCTATAATCTAATGTGAACCATCTCTTACAAGAATCCTTCTTATATCCCATATATGCTTTCATAAACTCTTTGGGGAAATTTTTGATTTCATTTACTAATCCACCAAATTTGAATTGATCAAAATACATCATGTCAAATGCAGCAATAGATATATTATTCTGAAATCCAATAATCTTACAATAATCTAAATCTAATGGTTGAATCATAAAATTATCATCTAATGATAAACCTTCAATTCTATCAATGGATTCTATTGTTGCTGCACTAGAATCTATATTTTTATTGTTTGCAGTTGTGTTTCTCAGTGTTCCTATGTATGTACCACAAATAAACAAATTCCTTAAAATATCCCTTGTTGATCTATCGTGATTTAATAATTTTAACATAAGGTTGAACTTCTTTTTTTTCTCTTTAAATTCAGGAGTTTTATTTCTCATTGTTGTAATATGGGCTAAAGTTGGTATAGCTATCATATAATCACATATATTACTATAAATTCCCTGTGTTCCATATGCTTGCTCAGATATAGTCCTTAATATTTCATTATATATCATTGGATATTTAACATATTGTTTTAAATCACTCATTGGGATGTTGTCTGTATCTAATCTTCCTGTCGATAATGAATATGAATTATATGATAATGAGTTTAATTCAATTTCATTTGATGTTGAAAATTGCGGAGATTGTGAGGGGTTTGTTTGGGAGTTGATTTCTGTTTGAGGTGTATTATTTTTTGTCAAGAGAGGTTATTCCTCCTTTCTTTGAGGTGATTTTAACTATATGAGAATACAAAATCATAATCATCGTTAGTATTTTTCAATAAATCTAATTCCAATAGAGATATAAAATAATTTCCGTAGGAATTTGCTGTATATCTATCACGTCTAGCATTACCTACAGTATCTAATTTTATATTACCACCATTAAAAGAATATTCTAGGTTTATTGACTCATTAATCAAAAGCTGTGTTTCTATATATGGTTTTGTAAACCAAATATTAATATTTACATCTTTCCCATTATTATTCGCAAATTCTTTATTATGCTTCATCAAATAAACTTCTGCATCATTATCATCGATAAGAAAACTACACATATTTCTTTGTAACCTATCTCTAAAATCTACAGCAATATCATTATTTAATTTTGAATTTGCCATTATTGGATAAATTATTGGTTTTGCATTTAAAGCTAATGTTTTTTCTTGCAATTCTTCAATCAACTTTTTATCTAATGATTTATGTTCAAAAACAGTAAAAGCTTCATATTCAATTCCACGCTCTTCATCTTTAGTTAATACAGCCAACCTTTCAAATATTGTAATTCCTGCTTGTTGCAAATCCAATACTATATAATCTGCTTCAAAATCATGATATATTTGTTTAATTCTAAGTGCTTGTTTGCCAGTGTGTTCTCCTTGGTGAGATTCTTGATATACATACTCTCTCTGATACCCTTTAGCCGTAGGTATTCCTCTAATACATGTTATGATAGTATTATCATTTTTTGAACCTTTGCGAGTTGCAATATCTACAGATACAATCCTAATTTCTCCTTCAACTCTTTTTATATCATTAGGATTTTTCTTCTTGTCAAGCATATCATCTCTCAAAGGGTAGAAAGCCTTCTTTAGGTTTCTATTTTTTTGAAACATCTCTAATTTAAAATAAGCATTATTATTTTCTCCCCAAGGGATATTCTCATACTCTTCTAAAAAAGTAATTGAATCCATAGTTGCTCTATCTCTTGCTATAACTTTTAAAGTTTTTATATTATGCTTTATTGCTATTAGATAATCGAAAGCAATAAAACCAGAATCCTTACCTTGCAACATCATTTTTATAGTAGTTAATGTTTCTTTGTACCACCATAATCCTTTATGATAAGCTGATGATATAAGAATTTGCCTTGGTTCCTCAATTAAAACTTTTATGCTTGAATATTTAGGATCTTTTAAATAAGGTGTTTGTCTAGCATAAGCAAACGGTTTTACAATTGAATCAAATTTATTTTTATCCATAATCCTAAATTCTTCCCCAATTGTAAAAGTTGATCTTTCTCCACGTCCAGATTCAGAACATGCAACAATTTTAATGGTTGTGCCATTGTGTAGAGTACAATTGCAGTTATTTTGAGTATCTGAAAAAGTTTTTATTTCTCTTGCTATATTTGGATAATCGTCTTTTAACCTTGCCATTTTACCAAAGATAATTGCTGCTTGTTTCAAAGTTGTTGCCACAATTACAATTTCAGAATTTGGATAAAGACTACCACGGGCATATGCTAATACAGCGATCAACCAACTTTTGGCTGCTGCCCTAGATGCGATAGTAACAAAGTTTTCAGAAATACTCATAAAATAAATCCATAAAACTTGATACCAATAAAGTTGAACTCCAAAGTAATGCTGTATAAATCGATGAACGTTACGTCTGTAAAAAGTTATCCAGTCTATCAAGTTATCTTGACGTTGTTCGCTTATTTCTTTGTCTTTAATCATTGTTTTAGGTGCTCTAGATTGATCACTATGACCAGCATATTTACTGAAATTATTCTCAAATTTCTGATATGACCTACCCATTGTAATCACCATCACTATTTCCAACATCTATACTGTCTAAATCAGCATCAATGTTGTCATCAACAATAAAATTCCTAACCCCAGTTATAAAATTTTCAATTGGCCTAACTATATAATTTTTAATATAAGGTATGAACCCATCCATATCTTTATATTTTTCTTGTTGTTCGAACCATTCTGCAGGTTTAAATTGTTCAATATCTTTAACCCATTTTCCAAAGCAATCGTGAGATTTTCCTGCACTTGCAGCATTAGCTTTAGCAGGATCAAGAGAAGCTGTTTTTAATAAGTCTTGTAATTCTTTTTGAAGTCCTCCTACTCCATCCCCTTTTTCTCTTGCTTGTCTGATTTCTAAAATTTTAATGCATATTTCTCTTAATAAAGTTATTTCTGCTTGATTGTCACATTTATGAGTTTCTTTCCAAGCAGATAATTCTGCTTCTAAGAATATTATGTCGTCAATATTAAACCCTCTACCCCAAAATAGAATTAAATCATCGTCTATATCTTCGTTTTCAATATCAAAATTTTCTTGTCTTAGAAAATTACTGTCTTTATATCTAAAAGATTCCATTTTTTCATTGCTTTTATTTGTTGAACTTAGTTTACTTTTGTAGTACCCGAAAACCTTATTTGCGTTTTTCCCTTTTGTCATTATGCTTTCCATATGTGTTTTTGCAGACTTTAAAGCATCTTCACTATATCTAACGTCTAAATCTTGACATGTTAGTTTTAAAGCAATTTCTAAGTTATTATGTATAGAAAAATAGTTGTCAAATATCTCATTGCAGTGGTCTCGACACACACTCATATAACCATTTTTATCAATCATAGGATTTGTACACTCATAGAATGCAGAGGGTGCTTTATAATCCTCACACATTCTACAATATATTTTATCTGGAATATTTAATTTAGGTTCTTTTACTGTTTTTCCAACTCTTGGAATAGGTCTCACCTCTTTTTAATTAAATTTAGAAGAAGTCTTTAACCAACTTCTTCCAAATCTTTATATTTACCACTAATATAATCTTCCTTAAATTCATTAAATTGTTCTACATTATTTTCTCCATACCCGTAAACTTTGTGAAATAAAGCATGAATA